GATAATATATTGGTTCTCAAGAACTTAGAATTTCAATACAATACCCTGCTTAAGAATAAGTGGTTGTGGTATAACGGAAAGATGTCTGAGGAACAAATAAAAGAACTTGGTTGGGAAGACGACCCCTTTGACGGTCTCAAAGTCATGAAGAATGATATGCAGATATGGTATAACGCTGACCAAGACTTACAAAGAATGAATGGTAAAGTGGAGTATCAAAAAATCGTTATCAACTTCTTGAAAGAGTGTATGCAAAATATCACTTGGAGACACCAAACGATTAAAAATACAATCGACTGGCGAAAATTTATGGCGGGACAATGATACTCAGAAACTATATGTATACAGCACCTGAATACTTTACTAGAGAAGAGGTTGCACAAATACACCAACATGCAGTTAAAGTTCCATTAGATGTTGGACGTACAGGTCAAGGTGCAGGCGACCCTGACGGCCCACCTGTTGACGAAAATTATTCTGCTCTTGACGGTATCAGACAATCAAAAGTGAAATGGTTTACTTCGCCTGGCGAATATCAAATGCCTGAAAATATCGTACAAAAAATTAATAATGTCGTACACCAAGGAATGGAAGAGTGTGGTTGGAACTTTGATTTGAGTTGGACAGAAAATTTCCAGTACACAATCTATGAATATAATCCTGATTTACCTACAGGTGATTACTATACATGGCATACAGACCATGGTGGTGAAGTACATGTTGACCCAAATGGATTATCGCACCATAGAAAACTTAGCATGACCATACAACTATCAGACCCTTTAGATTACGAAGGTGGTAAGTTTCAATGGTTAGAACCTAATCCACAGTTCGATAGGATTAAGTTTGGTGACAAACAGTTTGACCTAGATAAAGGAATCAGAACACTACCATTCAGTGCACAAGCAATAGGTTCAATATGTTTATTTCCAAGTTGGTTGTATCACCAAGTCACACCAGTAACGAGAGGAACTAGAGTATCAATAGTAGGTTGGTACAATGGCCCACCATGGACTTAAAAATTTCTAAAGTCAATGAAGTCTTTATGAAGATTTCATGTGACGACTCAATTGCAAAAGACTTACACGATTACTTTTCGTTCAAAGTTCCTAACGCAAAATTTATGCCTTCATTTAAGAATAGACGTTGGGACGGTAAAGTATATCTGTTCAGTATCAAGACGCATAAAATTTATATCGGATTACTTCCATACATTGCTGAGTTCTGTGAAGAAAGACAATACAAGTATTCAGTAGAAGAAGACGTTATTACTAAGAATGAAATTAGCGATGACGAATACAATAAGTTTGTAGACCAATTAAACCTACCGTTTGAACCTAGAGATTATCAAAAGGACGCATTTCTAAAGAGTATCGAATACGGAAGAAAGTTATTAGTATCACCAACTGCGAGTGGTAAGTCATTAATCATTTATTTACTTGCACGTTATTATAATAAGAAAACAATTGTCATTGTACCTACAACTTCATTGGTAGAACAAATGGCAAAAGATTTTGAGGAGTATGGATATGATAAAGAAATTTGTAAAATATACAGCGGTCAGCCTGTGTTCGATTCAGACATTACGATTACAACTTGGCAGTCTTTATCTAAAGCACCTACTGATGTTCTTGCGAAGTTTGAAGTTGTTGTAGGAGACGAGGCACACTTATTCAAAGCAAATGTATTAAAAGGTATCTTAGAAAAAATGAGAAGTACCGCAATACGTTTTGGGACTACAGGTACATTAGACGGTACAGAGGTTCATAGATTACAGTTAGAAGGATTGTTTGGGCCTGCGAGTAAAGTTATATCAACTTCCGAATTGATTGACGAAGGAACTATCGCAAGTATTGATATTGACGTTATCATATTAGAACATGAGAAGACTGCTAAATTAAAATACCAAGAAGAAATGGATTACTTGGTAGCGAATCAAAAAAGAAATGATTTCATATGCAATCTTGTTTACTCACTAAAAGGGAACACACTTTGTTTGTTTCAGTATGTAGAAAAACATGGATTTGTTTTATACACATTAATGAAAGACAGAATAGAAAATCTTCATTATGTTTATGGTGGAACTGATACAAAAGATAGAGAAGAAATTAGAGGATTGGTAGAGAAACAAGATGACGCCTGTATCCTTGCGTCATACGGCACCTTCAGCACTGGTGTTAATATAAAGAAGATAGATAACATAATTTTTGCTTCGCCTTCTAAATCTAGAATACGTAACTTACAATCCATTGGACGTGGATTGAGAAAGGGTAATGGTAAAGAAAGTCTAAGACTATTTGATATCGCAGACGATTTATGGGGAGACAACTATACATTACGTCATTTAAAAGACCGTATAAATATTTACAACGAGGAACAATTTCCTTATAACATAAAGCAATTTAAATTATGAACACCCTAAATACTAGTATGGACAATGTAACATCTTTAGCACCAAACAAATATGAGGTAATCAAACTCAAGACTGGTTTAGATATAGTCGGAATGGTAAGAGACACACAGGAAGGTATACACATTACACTTCCTATGATATGTCAATTACAATTGACTCAAACGAATGATACCTTATCAACTTTTATTCCTTATGCACCTCTCAGTGCAGAACCTACATTATTCATTCCGAATGCACACATTGTTCACCGTACTAAACTTAACGAGCAATTCGTTAGTTACTATGATAATGCCTCTGCTAAGTGGTTAGAAATGGTTGAGAACGGAACTATTCCACTCAGGTCAAATCAAGAATATCGAGAAGATATCAAATCATACATAGATAGAGCAATGCAAGATATTATAAACGCAACTGGGGGCCCAATAACTCCCGAAGAATTACGAAGATTAGAAATCCTTGAAGATGAAGATTTTGATTTAGAAACAGAGTATGAACAACACCTTGTTACTAAAGGCAAAAAGATTCTTCACTAATGGCAATTTGGTACTTAAATATGTTACAAGAAGACGAACAAGGTATGAAACAGTTCGACCACAAAATTCACGATTACTGGCAAGATAATCGTAGAGCGGAAGTTTATCTTTTACCTGACGGTGGTTACGGTTGTAGATACTACGAAGACCATATGTGGAAGAAAGATATCGTGTATAAGAATCATTCAGAATCATATGCGGAGTCAGCTGCTGAGAATTATGTCTTAGGAATTTTGCAGTTATAAATAAATCGGATTGATATAACATTATGTTATATTACTTTATTAACCTTATGAATATATGGAGAAACCATGACCACTATAGCATACGCTATGAAGAGCATGGTGCGAAAGGTTGACAGACTAAGAGAAAACGAAAAGGTTTGTGTTTTCTGCGATGCGGTGCAAATGGTCACACTAATGACTCTTCCAATAGCCATACCGTTTATTATAATGTATATGACAATACATTATGGATTTTAATTATTAAGCTAGCTTGTCGGGGCGACATAGTTAGGATATCAGATGGAACTGATTCTGTCTAGGTACTTTTACAACTTTTTTTATGAGTGATAACTACGAACAACAATTACAGTTCACGTTTAAACCTAAAGACGCTACACCTGAACAGATTGCCGAATGGCATGAGAAGGAAGGAAAATGGTGGGCGGACAGAAGTCTAACTATAGTCGCTATTGCCTCAGTAGTACAATTTTCTGCAATGGGATTTATGATGTTATCCTTCTATCTGATACAACTTTCAGTTGGATAAATACTTAAAAACCCTCTTACATTATGGGAGTGTGTGACATATAATAGATACATGACTAAGAAAACTACTGATAAGAAACAAGCGGAACATTACGTAAATAACAAAGAGTTTACAGCTGCTGTCGCAGAGTATAACGCTTCTGTTAAACTTGCGGAATCTCAAGGTAAAACACCACCACGTATGACAGAATATATTGGTGAATGTATTTACAAGATTGCAACCCGTTTATCCACACGTCCAAATTTCATTAACTATACCTATAGAGATGAAATGATTTGTGACGCTATCGAAAACTGTCTACAGTATATCAACAATTTCAATGTTGAAAAATCTAATAACGCATTCGCATATGTAACTCAAATTTGCTACTACGCATTCTTAAGGCGTATTCAAAAAGAAAAGAAACAAGTCTTCATTAAACAAAAACAAATAGAAGAAGCGGGTGTTACAATGGACTCCTATACTACTATTGACGGTTCTCATGACCCAACATTTGTAAATACTAATGTAGAGTGGATGCAGGAACATATGAACCACGTGGAATATGAACCACGTAAAAGTAAAAAGAAGTCAGGTAAAGCGAAAGCAAATCTTGACCAAGACTTGAGCAAAGACAACACTTAATGAAAATAGCTATTCTGAATGACACACATTGCGGTGTCAGAAATGATATGGTTGAAATGTCTGATTATCAGGGACGTTTCTATGAAGAGATATTCTTTCCATATCTAGACCAACACGATATCAAACATATCATTCATATGGGCGATTACTTTGATAGAAGAAAATTCATAAACTTTGCGTCAATGCAAAGAAACATTGAGCACTTTGTAAAACCTATGATAGAAAGAGGTATTACAATGGATTTAATTATAGGTAACCATGATACCTATTATAAGAATACTAACGAAGTAAACTCACCTGCTTTATTATTATACGGTCAACCAAACATAACTGTACATGAGGAACCCATAGTAAAAGACTATGACGGTTTAGATATTGCATTGGTTCCATGGATTAATAATGAAAACTACGCAGACAATATAGAGTTCTTTCAATCCGCACCAGCACCAATCTGTATGGGACACTTTGAAATAGAAGGTGCCATGATGAATCCTGCAATGGTATGTTCACACGGATTGAATCCTAGTTATCTAAAGAGATTTGAAAAAGTTTACAGTGGCCACTTTCACCACAAAACAGACGTAGAGAATATACGCTACGTAGGTTCACAAATGCAATTCACTTGGTCAGATTATGGAGACGAGAAATACTTTCATATCTTTGATACTGAGACAAGAGAAATGTTACCTGTACACAATCCTTTAACAATGTTTGAAAAGGCATTCTATAATGATACCGAAGAAACTTTTGAATCGATTGCTAATGACGATTATGAGAAGTACAGAGGGAAGTTTGTAAAAGTAATCGTAATAGAAAAGGAGAACCCATATTGGTTTGATACATTCTTAGATAAACTTCATGGTGTTAATCCGCTACACGTATCAGTTGTAGACGATAACAAACACATGGACTTCTTTGACGATGAAGAAATAGAAAATGTAGAAGACACATTAACTATTCTATCAAAGTATGTTGAGGGTCTAGAAATACAAGGGAAGAAAAAAGAACTAGACAAAATAATGAAGTCACTGTACCATGAAGCATTGGAAGAACATAACTTTTTATGATAAATTTTAGAAAAGTAAGATACAAAAATCTATTATCAAGCGGTAACAAGTTTACTGAAATACAATTAGACAAACACCAAACGACTCTTATATTAGGTGAGAACGGTAGTGGTAAGTCCACACTTCTTGACGCCTTATGTTTTGGATTGTATGGACGTGGGTTCCGTAATCTAAAGAAAGATTTACTTATCAATAGTATCAATGAGAAAGGTCTCGAAGTAGAGATTGAATTCACTATCGGTACAAAACAATACAAGGTAATCCGTGGTGCAAAACCAAACAAGTTTGAATTATATCTTGATGACGTAATGCTTAATCAAGACGCAAACGTAAGAGACTACCAAGAACACTTAGAAAAACAAATTCTGAAAATGAGTTTCCGCTCATTTACACAGGTCGCAATATTGGGTTCTGCTAACTTTACTCCGTTCATGCAGTTGAAAGCAAAGGACAGAAGAAACTTAGTGGAAGACTTATTGGATATCTCTATATTCTCTACTATGCAAGACATACTAAGGAAAAGGATATCAACACATCAAAATGAAATCACTGAGACTAGTCATGAAATCAATATTATGGAAGAGAGGATTCATGGATTGAATGAGCAACTTAATGTACTACGTGAAAACCGAGAGAGTAAAATCTCAAAGTATGAATCCACAGTCGGGGAAACCCAAGATAACATTAACCAACTCATGGAGAACATAGATGAAAAGACGCAAGATGTGGTGGCGCAAGCACGACTTATCGAGGATAAAGATTCTAAAGAAAATAAACTCACAGAACTTATGGACTTGGAACGACAACTCGAAGCGGCTCGTAAGAAAACAATTAGAGAAATCAAATTCTACGAAGACAATGATGAATGTCCCACCTGCGAGCAGTCCCTAGATGAAACGCACAAGAAAGAACATATTGAACAAAAGGAGACTAAGAAGACGGAGTTGTCAACTGCTATCGAAGAAATTGAAAAACAAATCGGAGAGTGTTCAAGAAGACTCGAAGAGATAAGAGAAATTCAATCTAAGATAGAAGAGATACAGAAAAACATAAGTCTCTTACAAACAGAAGTAGTATCCAATCAAAAGTATATTACTAAACTGCAAAAAGAAATCGAAGACCTAAAAGGTGAAGCAACTGCAGGTTCAGATGCAGAAGATAAAATTGTAGATTCAGAAGATAAACTTGAAGTTCTTTTACAGAAGAAAGAAACACAAACAGAAACTTCTCACTACTATGATATCGCTTCAACACTTCTTAGAGACCAAGGTGTGAAACAAAAGATTATCAAACAGTATGTTCCTATTATGAACAAACTAATCAACAAATATCTAGCACAACTAGAGTTCTATGTTGGTTTTGAGATTGACGAATCTTTTGAAGAAACAATCAAGTCTAGATTCAGAGACGTATTCAAATACGATAACTTCTCGCAAGGTGAAAAAATGAGGATTGATTTATCCTTACTATTCACATGGAGAGCAATCGCAAGAATGAAGAACAGTGTAAATACAAATCTACTTATTCTTGACGAAGTATTTGATAGTAGTTTAGATAGTGCTGGTACAGACGACTTCTTAAAACTATTGAATGGTATGCCTGAAAAAACAAACGCATTTATTATATCCCATAAAGGAGACGCATTGTATGATAAGTTCAATGACGTTTTACGTTTTGAAAAATACAAGAACTTCTCACGTGTTGTTGAATGAGGAAAATTTAGAGATAGTTATAAACAAGATTAAAGAAAATCTTGATGAATCACTACTCACAGGTTATTGGTTGAAGAAAAATCAAGATGATAATCCAATGGCGGGTTATTGTTATTACGCTTCTGCTGTTTTAAAAAAAGTATTTCCCGAACTGGAAATGTGGAGAGGGAAAGATGACCAAGGTGAATACCATTGGTTTAATAAATGGGATAGTATGATTATTGATATAACAGAAGACCAGTATTATAGGAAAGGTAGAACGCCCCCTTATGATACAGCAATAAAGAAACAACAGTTGGGCGGAAGACATGGCGCAAAGGCAAATCGACTTCTTAAAAAGATAAATAATACATGAAGATTTTAAAGACAGAAACACCCAAAGAAGTACGAGACTTCCCAGTAGCGGAAGAACTAAACCCTACAGACGTTGTAGAGATATTCAAAACACCTTTAACAGGTTCTTATAATTGGGACTATACAGTCCAAGATAATCGTATCAAAAAACTATACGAACTAGGTAAAAAGTTAAATTGGAATGTAGAAGTTGACGTTGATTGGTCACCGCCATTCAAATCAATGACATCTGAGTTTTTTGAATTTCAAGACGTTCAGTGGAAAAATCACCCACAATATAAATTACTGACTACAGAACAAAAAAAAGAATTCCATGGGGATTTGAATGCATGGACAGTCAGTCAGTTTTTACATGGTGAACAAGGTGCATTATTAGTTGCGTCACAATTGGCCAGTTGTGCACCAACATTCAACGCAAAACTATATGCAGCTTCTCAGACATTTGACGAAGCACGACATGTCGAAGCTTTTAACAAATATCTACAGACAAGACTGAAACGTTCATGGCCCATAGGTGCAAGTCTAAAAGGATTACTTGATAAAATTTTAACTGACCCACGTTGGGATTTAAAATTTATAGGTATGCAAGTTGTGATTGAAGGATTAGCATTAGCCGCTTTTCAAGCAAGTCGTGAAACTTCCCAAGACCCTGTATATAAACAAATGGTTGAATATATCATTAGAGACGAGGCGAGACATGTCACTTTTGGTATAAATTATTTAACTGATTTTGTACAAACACTTTCAGAAGAAGAACAAATGGATAGAGCAAAGTTTGCTTTAGAAGCATGTACTGTAAGTAGAAATAGACTTAAAGCATATGACGTATGGGAAAAATACGGATTCGACTTTGACGCAACAATAGAATATGAAAAGGAAAACGTATTCAATACACAATTCCAAGATATACTGTTTACTAGAATCATGCCAAATCTTAAAAAGATTGGATTACTGCGTGAAGAACTTATACCTGAATATGAAAAGTTAGGTGTCATGGGATACGCAGAAGGTGACAGTGATTATGAAACAAGTTGGGAAGAATTATCGAAGCCACTTAAGTGAAAATATAAATAGTATTATGAAGTCTTTCTCACAATTCACAGACAAAATTACCGTAACGAATCCTAAGCATGTGATTCGTGAGTTAACTGTGTCACCACATTACAAAAACAGAAACGGATTCAATCCTTATTATGTTCTAGACATAGACGATAAAGATGTCAAAGCAACAGTAGGTGCAGGAAAGATACTTTATAAATCAGTAGAGAATCCTACAGGAGAACTTCTCAAGAAATTAGGTAATGGTAAATACTATTTCCAAATAGAACTAGACGGTTCAGATACACCGTATTACATTCAATCAACTAAAGCAAAAGTCAAAGCACACTTTGGAAGTAAGAGTAGAAAGGATTCAACTGCTTCTTCCAACGTGAATGAATTACTAACCGTACACTTCTTAATACACAAAGACCAACGCAACATGAATCAATTTGATTTTGAAAAATGGGTTGCAGGACAAAGTGGCGGAACAGGAGTTCTCGCAGGTTCAGGAAAAGAAGTTACTTATGAAGATATCGTTATGTTGTTAGACAAAGACGAAACTTCATTAAGAGATATTCTAATCGGAATGAACAATGCAGACGCAGTTGAAAAGGATTTAAAAGGAAGGAAAGTAAAAAATGTATATTGGGTTCCTAGAGGTAAACCTGCAGGGATAGGTGGTAAGAATCCTTCGGACGTTATCGTTCAAACTGCTGACGGATTCCAAGGATACTCAAACAAGATATCAGGTGGTGCAGACGCTACACCTAAAATCAATACAAACTTAGTTGCATTCTATTCTAAGGTAGGAGATAAGGGACAACTTGGTAGAATAAAATCCATGATTGATAACGCATGGGTTAAAGCAACTTCCATGATAGACCCAAAATATAAGAATTCTCACAAAGCAATCAACTCATTTGATATCAAGAAAGAAAAGTATAGTGAATCTTCTTCAAAGAGAGCATTCGCTACAATAGCAAAAGAATTCCAAAAAGATAAATTAGATTTCTATACAAAAGATTTTTATTGGCCTTTTAGGAATGCTTTACTAGACGACTTTTCAAAATATGTATCTTCACCAAGAAACCTACTATACTTTTTGAATACTATAGGTTACTATACATATGACGACCCTAATTCAACACCATGTCCATATAAATTATTGATAGGTAGTGAGAAGGGTTCAACAATCAAAGACGTTAGTGGAGACGATAGTTTTAGACAAATGCTAATGTCAGATAATGCTAGTGATTTTAGTAAAATAAAATCTTCATATGACGGTAAACAACAAACGTTTAAGTTGTCATGGCATTATAAACCTTTAAAGATTGACGCAACAATGCCAGTTGTTTTAAGAACTAGACAAGCGGGGGGTTGGTCAGGTAAATCTTTATACGTAACCAGTAGTGGAATAAAATAATATGTATGAACTAGTTGAAGAGGCCGCACAGGTCTTACGTAATCCTACTGAAAAGTTTGATTTCGATAATCCGCAAACAGACCCAAAAGAATTACAAGACGGTCTCGTAGAAACCATGGAAAAATATGGTGGACTTGGTTTAAGTGCTAATCAAGTCGGTGTAGACCTGAGTGTATTTGTCATGAGAACACAGGACGAAGGAATCGTTGCATTCTTTAATCCTGAGATAACTCAGATATCTCAAGAGACGGAAATGATGAAAGAGGGGTGTCTATCTTTTCCCGACATATATATTATGCTTAAGCGACCAAAAGTAGTTGTAATGGACTACCAAACAGTTGACGGTGAAAAACGTTCAATCAAGTTAGAAGGATTGGGTGCAAGATGTGTACAACATGAAATAGACCACTTGAATGGTGTAATATTTTTACAACGTGCATCTCAATTGAAAATTGAACGTGCTCTAAAAGCAAGACCCAAAGAAAGAGCAAAGAGATTAGAATATGAACAACGAAGAGCAATCGCAGAAGCCCTACGAACCGCAAATGCTGAAAAATCTGATGACTCAGAACGAGTGCAGGCAGATAATACACTTTCACAAAACGCATCATAACTTAAGAACTTTAGGTAACGGTTCCGATTATAGGGCTATCAGATTTTTACATATCCAAACACCATGGGTACGACAACTAATTGGTAAAGTTTCTCTAAATTTAATTTGCGAAATTTATAAAACCCAAGGTAAAGTCGTTTACCCTGAAATGATTTCAATCAATGAATGGCCAATTGGTGGATATCAAGACCCACACCTTGATACCTATTCTTCCGAATCACAACAATTACAAGTTGCCTCTGATGAAAAACAAAGAGAATGGACTTGTATCCTGTATCTAAATGATAACTTTCATGACGGTCAAACCTATGTGCCTGGCGGAGAAACCTATGAACCAATCGAAGGTGCAGGATTATTGTTCCAAGGCATTTATATAGAGCATGGTGTTAAGAGAGTACGAAGACACCCACGACATACTATATCATTTTGGTTTTCAGATAATATTGATAGGTGTATACCTTTACAAGCAATCCCTGATTTAAGTGTGGGGGACGAAGCATTAAGACAACATGGTTGATTTCAATTTAATACAGATTCCCGAAGTAATCACTGAACAAGAAGCAAAAGATTTAATATACTTTCATAAGACTCATAAGCACTTATGTTCAGGGGATAACAATGCTCAGTATGACGGCAGAAAGATACAATTAGAAAATATCAGAACTCAATGGATTCGTGAAATTGTAAGAAGACTTGAGTACATGATAATAAGTGAAGTAGCACAATATGGTTCTAAAGTCTTTCCTGAACAGTCAGAGATTATGTGTCAACCAATCGGTTCTGAGATTACACCTCATACAGATGTATATGATAATGTTGTTCCTAAGTCAGAATGGGCGGCTGTATTGTACCTTAATGGTTCAGGTACAGATTATAAGGGTGGTAATCTTAGATTCACGCCATGCGAAATGATACCTATGGGGTTTGAATACGTCCCCCAAGCAAGAGAAATAGTCGTATTTCAAGGAATGGAATTCGAGCATTCCGTCACCAAAGTGTACCATGGAGACAGGTACACCCTACCTATGTGGTTCACCACAGATTTCAAAGATATAAGACCTGAATTTCCAAACCCTTGATTCTAAAGGGAAAATGAGCTGTTGACAATGACCTGCCTTTTTTGGTAGCCTATACCTGTAATGAGAAAAAGGAGTTCAAAATGAGCTGTGAATACAGGGAGATATTCCTTGAAAAATACTTTGAAGAAGGTATAGAGAAAGGAATGTCAGAAGAAGAAGCGGCCGCATACGCTTTGAAATGTGCGGAAGAAATGGAGTAAATGAGCTGTTGACAGTGACAGCACTTTTTTAGTAAGCTAGCCGTATGAATGAGAAACTAACCACACAAAAAGACAACCTCGCAAGGTTAATGGCGGGTGAAGACCTGACCGTTGTCCATAAAAGGATACCTACTGCATACTTTGACGTAAAGAATAGGGTACTTGCTTGTCCTATTTTCAAGGACGATATGAGTCCTGAACTTTATGACCTATTCATGGGTCACGAAGTTGGTCATGCATTGAATACTCCATATGAGGGTCTTCACAGTGCACTAGAAAAAAACAGAACACTTAAAGGATATCTTAACGTTATTGAAGACGTTAGGATTGAGAAAGCAATCAAGAAGAAATATCCTGGCTTGGTCAAGTCATTCTTCGCCGCTTATAAAGAGTTGGTTGCTAAAGACTTCTTTGGTATCAAAGACAAAGATGTAAACAAACTTTCTTTGATTGACAAAATCAATATCAAAACAAAAGTTGGTGCTACCGCTGGTGTTGTCTTCACTGCGGAAGAATTACCGTTCTATGAAATGGCAGAAGCATGTACTACTTGGGAAGAAGTGGTTGTGTGTGCGACTGCGATTTACGAATGGTCTAAAGAGAACGAGACAAGAGACGATTCAGATGAAATGATTCAACAAGGTATCACAATGCCTGACGTTGGTGACGAAGAAGAGGGTGAAGAATCCGAAGACGATTACATGGAACCTAACTTCGACCCTAACACTGGTGAGTCAGAAGACGAAGACGGAATGCCTGGCGAAGAGGACTCAAAGAGTCTTTCAGAAGCAGGTGACGATTCTGCTGAAGGTGAAGAAGAAGGTGAAGAGGGTGACGAGTCAGGTGACGGTGACGAAGAAGGTGAAGAAGAGGAAGGCGGTAAGGGTGATATCAATCCTACTGGTGGACAAGGTTCCAACACTGACAAAGAATCTTTCTATGACGACCAAGACGGTGCTAGAGAGTCAATCACTGAACACTATGCACACAACAACGAAGGTGAGTTCTATGAAGATGCACCAATCGTAAGAACTAGTAAAGATATCACAAACGCCTTCAAGAAGGGTGGTGACATTGACAACATTGTTGTTGGTGCTGAAGATATTGCGGAAGTCATTGAGACATTCATTCAGGAATACGGTGACAGTGACAAGTGGAAAGAATTGATTCCTTCCATGGCATTACATACTTCTAAAAAGATTCTTGATAAGAACAAAAACCTTATCAGTCACATGGCAAAAGAATTTGAAATGAAACAGAATGCAATGAGAAGTGTCAAAGCATTCCAAGGTAAGACTGGTAAACTTGATATGAATGCGGTTGCTAAGTATCAAGTCATGGACGATATCTTCAAGAGAGTTACTTACTTGCCTGACGGTAAGAACCACGGTGTTATGGTTCTTCTAGACTGGTCAGGTTCTATCTACGGGTCAGTCAAGAACCTTCTAGAACAATCATTGATTCTTGCTGAGTTCTGCAGGAAAGTAAACATTCCTTTCAGAATCTATGCTTTCAGTGACCAATTCAGAAAAGACCCTGATGGTTACAGAGGCGAGAATGTTCTTCTTGAATTGTTCTCAGACAAACAAAAGAAAAAGTCATACAGAGATTCACTCAGGACTTTCGGAGTGCTTTACAATCACTACATTACTTCTGAGACTAGAAACTGGAACAAGTGTGAAGACATTGTTGACGAGTGGTTCAAAGGTTTCAATTCCGAATACAACTGGGACAGATGGGATATCATTAATGGTCTTCCTTGCCCAAATTCCTTGAACCTCGGTGGAACACCATTGAACAATTCACTGGTTGCAATGAGAAAAATGTTACCTGAGTTCAAGAGTGCTTACCAGTTAGAGAAAATGATTCTGACTGTAATCACTGACGGGTTCAGTCATGATTCAAATCTCTTGAGACTTAACAGGGAAGAGAGAGAAGAAATGTATGAGAATGAGAAAGAAGTCAAGGAGACTATGGAAGGTAGTGATGACTACTGGAAAAGAGTTGACCAACAAATCTTTATCACTGACCCATACTCTAAGAAACAGTACCCTTACTTAGTTCCTCAAAAAGATTCATACTACAGCAGAGGGTATCCTACTGAGTGGAACAAAACTGCTAACCTGCTTCACTGGTTGGAAAAAGAAACTGGTGTTACTGTTACTGGTTACTTTGCTCTTGAACAAAAGAGAGACTTCTACAGTCTTCTGAATTCTTGTAACGACTTGAGAAAGCACGTTGAAAAAGAATTTGGATACGATGACGGTTACAGAAAAACTTGGGGTCAAATCAGAAAAGAAGGTTTGGTTATCAATGCTCACGGTTACGGTAAACTGTTCATAACTTGCTCTGCTAAGTTGGCGACTGTTGACGATGAACTAAGTGACGACTTGATTGGTGCTAAGAAATCAACACTGCTTTCTAACTTCAAGAAAAACAGAAACAGTAAAGTGACTTCAAGATTTTTAACTAATGAATTTATTAAGGAGATTGCATAATGACTTTTGAAGAATTCGTAAACTACATGTTCGTTGAGAACTGTATGGAAAGGAAAGCATGGGGTGAGAAACCTTTTGCTGACGTGAGTGAGTATTATTCGTGGGGACATAACTCAAGTTTCCTCGTAAAACTATGGAGTGAGAAATATGCTTAAGACTAGAGACCCATTGAGGGTAGACCCAATTTACTATGTCAACATTGACGGTATGAATCATTCTGCTTTCGCAGACGCTGTTATGGACGTAGGAGACCCGCCCTGTGTAGCGAATGACTGCGATAGGGTATCCAAGTGTGCTGAAGAGGGTGTAGAGTGCTTCGCATTCAGGATATGGGTCAATAATGGCGGAGATTTGAACAAAAAACAGGTCAAAAAAATGGGAAAATTGCTTCAACCATGCAAATAGCTGTTGACAGTGACATTACTTTTTTGGTAGCCTATACACATGATGAGAAATAAATTATTAACCAAGGAGACTATATGAGTGCATCTTATGATAAAAATGAGTCGATTACCGTTGAAGGTAAGTCGTTTCATTACACTCCTGATAGGAAGGAATTCCTAGAAGGACTTATAGGTAAGTATCCTAATCAGACTTCATTCACCAAAGAGGAGATTGAAGTTCTAGGACACGTGCCTTACTGGTTGAACAATACCAAAAGGTATCCGTTCAAACAAAGTACCGATACTGGTACTATCTTCAATCTTGAAGCGGTTGTAAGTGGTTACAACGGTGGATACGAACCTGAGACTGTGGTTCCTATCGCACCAGTTAAAGCTGCTCCGATTCCTGCGGTTGCAAAACCCCAGCAATCACCAGTCGCAATGAAGACTGAAATGGCAGATATCAATCTGTTGGGTGACGATGTCAAAATCGTTCCTGAGAAAATGTCTAACTATGTTCCTTTTGGACACTTTGCTGATGTCAAAAACATTATCAAGTCCAAAATTTTCTTTCCAGTTTTCGTAACTGGTCTTTCAGGAAATGGTAAGACTCTAATGGTTGAGCAAGTTTGTGCTCAATTGAAGAGAGAACTTTACAGGGTCAACATTACGATTGAGACTGACGAAGATGATTTGATGGGTGGTCACACTCT